TGGTTTAGCGGAGCGAGAGGCCGTTAAATCAAACCGAAATGCTTGACTTTGGGATATAAAAGGTGTTATGGTTATGGACAGTTCTGTCGTAGCCAACTGCCCGTGGCGTACGACGCCGTTGGGTAGAACCTTTCTCTACCCCAACGAGGCGGTGGCATTGGGAAGGAACGACTCAATGCCACCGCTACTCTCTCACTAAACGCGGACAAACCGCAATCAGTTTTTAAAAAATCTTAGAAAGGAAAAAATACATGAGTAACTTGACTGATGAAATCAACCCATTGAAGGCTGAGAAGCCACGTCCACGCAATTCTGCCGGAGGCCGTGGCCCATCTGCTAAGACGATTGCTCGTCGCCAGCAGTTGCAGTCAAAGCCAGGCAACTGGTTTGTATGGAAGCAAGATTCAAAGACCGGTGGAGACACTGGACAGGCGCTTCGTACGCTTCTTGGTCTTAACAACATCACTGGTGTTGACCGTTCAAACCTTCCATACGAGGCTACTGCTCGTTTGAATGAGCAGGGAAGTTGGACAATCTACGTTCGCTACGTTGGCGAGCAACGAGAGTTTGCAACTGCCGAATAATTGTTCCGTGTCGGACAAAAAGAAATCCCCCGCCGAGTTTTTCGTTTGGCGGGGGATTTCTTATGTGGTATCATGGTTGCATGAATAACACGAATGGAATTACATACATAGCGCAGGACGGTTCTTACGGCAACGCCAATGGAATCATTATTCTCAAGAATTCTGACCTACCAGAGGGCTTCCTAGAGGAACTGGAATTAGCACCTGACAAGCGTGAATGGGCTTTTGGCCGTTTGCACGAAGTGAATTCCAAGAACGTTGTTATCGAACACTCCGGCGTATTTGTTACCGAAGAACAGCGTGAAAGTCTTAATCACCAAGTTAGAGAGTTCTATCTTGGCAAAAACTACGTTCTCAATTAATAACTTCAGCGTCTACAATTCCTGAAGCCCAACTGGGTTCCATGTCTCCGCCGAGTTCAATCATTCGGTTTGCAAACATCTGACGAGCAGTATCAATCTGCGCTTCTGACAACTTCAAGTCCTTGCTGAGAATGATGGCCATAAAAGCCGCACCAACAAGGTTTGCTTGGTGTTCTTCAAGTTCGATTACACGCTTGCGCAAATCGTACTTCATCATAAACTCCAAAGCGCCTTGATAGCGTTCCCAAGCACGTTCCATGACTTCAATCAAAGCACGGACGTGCTCCACTCCGGCCTTGTCAGTAACTTCAAGAATGCCGTTGAGTTCGCTCATCTTGTCTTCAAGGATTAGCGTCCACTGCTTCATCTTGGAAGCAAGTTGGAACGCCTCAATCTCTGGTGGGCCTAGTGGCTCTGGTTCTCCCAGTTTCTCTGAGAGCGTTAGGAGTTCTTTCTTCATAACGGTCTGGATAGCGCCAGTGGTGTGCTTGGCTGTATTGCCAAGATGCCACTTGCACGTCCCTGCTCCAAGATGATTGGTTCCCATGCCCGCTGTCTTGTAACAGTAGCGTGTGATACCAAGTTCTTTGAGTTCTTTATTTTTTAGCCTTGCTCCGCATTTGCCTTCTAATGGCTCTGCGCTTCCTGGCAATTTTTCGTCTGGGTGTATTTGTGCCCAGCGTTCTTCGTCTGTCATGCGGCAGTCCTTCTTTTCTCTTTGTACTTTCTCATAAATTCACGGTTTGCTTGCTTGCATTCTTGACAAGTAGGCATACCGATATTTACTTCTTGCAAGTAGCCTTTTCTTGTGCCGTGAATAATGTCGTTGGGGTGAGTGCCTGTTCCGTTCTTTCGACGCATTACGGTTCTACGCATGTCGTCGTTCTTTTCAGGTTCCGGTATGCCGAGTTCCCTCCGCTTGTGAAAGCGCTCCTTCTCGGTCATACCGCCCTGATAACCAAAGGCTTCGTTATAGAGTGCGTTTTTTGCACATTGCTCTAAGACGGGACATTCCTCACACATCTGTACTACTTCTTTGCGTGTTACACCCTGAGTGTAAAACAACCGTACGTCTGCACCCCGACAAAGTGCGTTAACTCGCCATGACATTAATTTGCAAACCACCAGTCTGGAAGAATCCAATCTGATGGGGTTCCTAGTCGAACCATGTGTGCGCATGGGTCACTGCCCTCTTCCCATGCTCGTTCTTCAGTTTCGTGCATTGGATATGCGTCGTGAGTGTTGCAAAACTGCTCACTGCAAAATCCATTTTCAAGTCCGTACTTTAACCACTCTTCAAAATTCATTCTTGTTCCTTTCATTGTTAGCAAGCATCTCCTGCCCACTCTGGGTAAAACCCATGATTCTTATCATATACGTTCACCGCAACTTGGTCCTGCTCGATTCCCGTTGCTTGTTGTGGTGTCGGTGCATATTGTAGTCCACCAAATGCCTTCCAAATGAAATAGGCAAATTGGTAAAGACCCGCATCACCTGAGTAAGCATTAACGCTCGTCAAGTGATTGCGACTTTCGTGATACCTAATGCAAGCAAACGTTACCTGCGCTGAAACTGGTAGTGAGGCCATTGGACTAGCCTCGCTTGGCCAGTAAGCCGTGCTGTCTGTTGATTGTGTATCCCACTGTGCTTCCCCTGGAAGAACCGGACTTGATTCTTTCGCAAGGATTGCTTTTGCGGTTACTACTTGTTTTTGGGGAACTGCCACTGGCGTTGATAGTGCCGGTGGATTCCATGCTGTCGTTTCGACGTGAGGGGTTTCCGTTGTGGATACCGTGTGCTCTGATTGCAGTGTGCTAGAACCAGCATTCAAAACAGCCAATGACAAAACAACAATAGAGAGGTATTTCATTTAACCTTTTCTACTACGACCCGCAGTAAAGACTTTTTACTGGGCCAGTCACGAACGGTGAGTATTTAACTGCTACTTCCACGGCGTAACTTAGTTCGTTTGGGCCTATGTCCTCGCAACCTTCTAAGTATCCGAGTGCATAGGGGGAACCGCTACCAATCGCCAAGAATGGCGATTCCATTTCCACCGCCGAAAAGTCATTTTGAACAATGACCAACGGACGGTTTGGCCAAGCACAAAGAATCTCCGTATCCTTCACGGAATCATCTTCGCCCTTGATTTCTCTGAGCATACTCACGATTGTTTCGGGAGTACACTTTCTTTTCTCTAACTTCGAGAGAAGATTTATGATGCGCCAAGAACCGGCTGCACCTATAATGCCGTTACCGGCATGAATGAACGCTTTTGGTGTCGAAGAAACCAGCAAGGCGTCTTCGTCCCCGACTGCGGAATCAAACGCCATACCACAACTAAATTCATTTGTAAAAGCGGCTACAACAGTCATTAGGAAAGCCTATCATCAATCGTAGATTCCGTCAACCAGCCAGTTGCGGTCACGGATAATTCGGTCAGGCCAAGAAACGCCCTGCAAACGGTCTCCACGGTAACGCTTAACGTGAAGCATTGTGGGGTCTGTGCTGTCCTTGTAGAGGGAGATACCAACTTCAGGCCAAGCCATCCAACGCTGTGAACCCATTGGGGTCAACTCACGCTCTCCTGCTTTGCCCTTAGCGGCGTGGTGCTCCATAACGAGGGCGAACTGGTACTTCGTACGCAACTCGTCCAAAACACCCATTGCGGCGTCAGCAGAATCTTCGTAGGTCTCATTAGCGCCACGACGGTACATCTTGTAAATAGGTCCAATGCAAACGAGGTCAGGTTGGTGAGCCGCAATCTCTCGCTGAACCTCCGCCTTGTCTGCAAGGCTTCGGATTTCGATTCCACCTGGGCGACGGAAGAACTTAAGTCGCTCTTCGTCAAAGTTCTCACCGGCACGCTCTCTCATCATCTGCATAAAAGGAGCACCGGTCTGCGTAATCGCTTGCGTTGGGTTTTCAAGGTCAATAATCAGAACACGCTGTGGTTCAATTCGCTGGTGGCTAAATGGGTGGAAGCCCTGTGAAGCCGACATAGCAATCGTTCGTAGCAAAAGCGACTTACCCGAACCTTCTTCAGCAACAACAATGGTACGGTAGTCCTTGTTCATCATTCCTGGAATAACAACCGGAGCAATGGCGTCTGCGTTGCTAACTAACTGGCTCATTGTCATTGATTCTGGCTCTGAAGAACGCATTGTTCCAACGCCACTCAAAGCCTTGGTCAGACCAGCCGCAACTTCGTACGGGTTCTCACCAAGCATAAGCAAGTTGTTGTATTCGTGAAGGTCGTGAAGCATTTTGCGACTTGAACTGTGCTTCAAAATAATTGCGCCGTAATCTGCTGCGTTGCTCGCAGATGGGCAGTTCAAAGACATTGATACCAACTTAGGTATCGATTCGTTGTCCTTCATCTCTGAAGCAACTGTCACTGCGTCAATCTTCATTCCACGACTAAAGAGACTGATGATGGCACCAAAAGCCCTAGCGTTAAGTGGGTTGTAAAAATCCTCTGCCCTACAAGAATCAATACCGACCATTGTTGCTTCTGCTGAAATCAGCATTGCGCCGATAAGCGCTTCCTCTGCTTCAAAGTCATGTGGAATTTTCTGCCCGCTCATTTAAAACCCTTTCTAGTTTGTTGCGTACTTTACCGACTGGCGCTTGCCCTGATTGTCCAGTTGGTATGGTTTGCCGTTGATATCAACGGTCTGATTCTTAACGTTGGTTGGACGAGTGTAGCCAAACTTGATTGGGTTGTCAACCCTTTGTTCCTGTGTCTTGGGGTCAATCCATCCACCAAAGAAATCCCAGTCCTCGTAAATCTCTGCCAATACCAACTGTGCTTCAGTCAGGCTAGACATTTCCTCTACCTTTGGCAGGTAGTCCTCGTAACGACGGTTCGGTCCGTAGAACGTCTTTGCTTGAAGAGTGAACTTGTCATCTTCGTTGGCTCGCAACTTGACGTAAGCCTCAGTAGCACGTAGAAGAACCTCGTAGGGAATCTTGTCGTCTTTGATTCGCCCGTTGTAAGCCTCGTAAGCACCTGGCTTGTTTTCCTTGCGTGGGTAAATAGCCCATAGTGCGTCAAACTCAGGTGTGTAAACCTTAGCCTTACGGGTCTTTTTTACTTCCGTTTTTGGCGAGATAATATCTTTCTTTAATGTTCTTTCTATTAATGTTCTTTCATGTTGTACCGTTTCGTTCCCTACCCCTATACCGTTTGGCGGACTACCTAGTACCGTTTCATTCCCTACCCCCTCCCGTATCATGGGCCACAGGTAGTAGAAATTACTGGTGTATGAACCGTCTTCACGCTTGCGCTTTGTAGTCGAAATTGCACCAAGTTCAACTAATTCCTTAATGGAAGAATCAACTGTCTTGATGTTGCAGTGCATACGCTCTGCTAGAAGTTTGCGGGAGGGCCAAGCGGCCTCGTTGCTCCCAACGTATCGGCTAAGAACCCCAAAAAGTCGAACCGCATACGGACTAATATCTGCGTCCAGAATCCACTCTGGGATAGTGGTGTAGATAAACCCCTCAACGCCGAATGGCTTATTCATCTGTTAATGCCCCTCTCTGCAAGCGTTCTTGCCAGTTCGCCAATCATACTTGTGTCGTCAATCACGTCAATGCCATCAGTAACCGAATTGACTACTCGACGCTTATTTTCTAGCAGTCCGTAGATGTCTTCGTCAATGGTTTGAGGTGCAAGCAAATACCACGCTGTTGCACCGTGCATGTCATTGATTCGACCATAGCAACGACTAGCGCACTGCTCGTGAATGGCAGGTGTCCATCCTAGTTCGCAGAACACAACGTCAGACGCCGCAGTGAGGGTAAGGCCTTCAGAGGCCGCAGTCATGTTGGCAATAAAAACACGGCAGTTGGGGTCGTTCTGAAAAGAATCAACAGCCCTCTGGCGGTCTTCAACGCTCACTCCACCACGAATCTTCACGGCGAAGTTTTTGTAGCGGTCAAACAACTTCTCGACCATCTCAATGTGCTCGGCAAAAACGATTACCTTTTCGCCATCACTTGATTCAAGGAAGTTGTCAATCCATTGAGTGGTGCTATCAAATTTTATTTTTGAAACGGCGTCTCGAAGCGCAGTAATGCGTACCAAGTTGACCGAGTTCTCCAAAGCAATTTTTTTGCCCCAGTAAGCACTATCGCCACTGCCACCTTCTTCTTCGGCAATGTCTCTAGCACGCTGAGCAAAGTATTCAACAACGTCGTCCTCAATAGACTTGTACATCTTCATGTCTTCGGGGGAGACCGAAAGGTACTGAACGGCGTTGCGCAGTTCCGGCAGTTCACCGTACACATCACGCTTATTGCGACGGACGAAGCAAGATTCACGCATCTTGTCGTTAAGTTCCTTGGTGTTAAGGGCAATGTTGCGCTTCGGGGCATAGCGATTCTTAAAACGCCACACGCCACCAAAGTTGTCCAACTGACCAATCGCTTCCAACTGCGGAATCAACTCATCAGGTCGGTTAGTAATCGGGGTGCCAGTCAGCAACAGCACAAAATCGTTTTTCTTAAGTCGCTTCGCCAAACGCATAACTGCGTCAGTCCTTTTCACCGTCCAACTCTCACGGGGGCGAATTCCTAGCGCACCGCAACCCTTGCAAGAAACGCTATTAGAACGACACGGGGCTTCACACTCAGGACACACATGCTTCTTCTGCCCATTTTTAATAGCATGAGATTCGTCCACAATTAGAGAAACATATCCATGTTCAATAATGTCATCTGTACGTTGGAAGGCAATGTCGTAATTAACAACAACAACGTCTGACTTATTAATCGTTTCAGACTTACCACCAGTAAGGATGGAAACGGTTAAATTTGGAAAAAATTTTTTAATCTCCCGCTCCCAATTTATTTTTAATGTATTTGGACATATAACAACAGCAGGAAAAGCGTTCTCACTTGCTACCGTTGCAATTGCTTGGGCTGTCTTACCTAATCCTGGTTGGTCACCCAAGATGCCCTTGCGAACCCGTTGCATGTATGCCACGCCAGCCCTTTGATATGGAAGGAGCGGGATTTGGATTCCTGGAACCTCAATGTCGGCGTCTAGGGCCTCAGAAGCCTCACGCATTTCTTTCGCCTCATTAGCAACCCTGCGGGCTTCCTCCATAAGGGAATCTTCGATTGTGAGATTGTGAACTAGTGCAAAGCGCAAGACATTGAGAATCTCCGACTTATCTACTCTCCAGTAACGAGCCTTGCTGTCCCACTTAGCCATAGGAATACCGGCCTTAATAGCGGTAATCATCTTTGGGTTGTAGTTAAAGCAGACAGTGAGTTGGTCGTCAGTAATTTCTACTTGAAATGCACGTCCGGAATCAGTAAAGTCTTGGCGTACTTCGTTACCCTGGAGTTCCGGCGAAAGTTCAAAGTGGTACTTTTCCGACAGTTTGCGGATGCTTTCAAGGGCCGTCAACGGGAACCGGTTAACCTTGTTGTTTGCGTCCCAGCGACGACCAGGAATAAGCCGACTTTCCTCAACTAAATATTTGTTGAAACTGGTTTTCAGGATAATCTCTTTACCCTCAACCCATGCGTAATTGTTTGTTTGCCCGTTTTGCATACTACTATTGTAGCACAGAAAGTTCCGTTTGTCAATACTTGACACTGAACAATTGTTCGGGTATCATGTAGGAAAATTTGAAATTTGAAAATGGAGAAACCGTGGCAAGAAAGTCAGCAAGCCAGTCAAAAGACTCGCTAGCCTCTGTACTAGAGGAAATCAATAAGCAATTTGGTGCAGGTTCTATTATGAGCCTTTCCGAATCAGATGTAGTGCCAGTAGATGTAATCCCTACTGGAATCCTTCCCCTCGACCTTGCGCTCGGCGTTGGTGGTCTTCCAAGGGGTCGCATTGTGGAGTTCTTTGGCCCACCTTCTTCCGGTAAGTCAACGCTCGCACTTCATGCAATCTCAGAGGCGCAGAAGATGGGGTTGACTTGTGCCTATGTTGATGCAGAGCACGCTCTTGACGCTGTTTATGCAAACGCAGTTGGCGTTGACCTGCCTAGTCTTTTGATTAGTCAGCCCAGCACCGCAGAGCAGGGTTTGGAAATCACCATTCGCCTTGTTGACAGTGGCGAGATTGGGTTGATTGTTATTGACTCTGTAGCCGCTTTGGTTCCCCGTGCGGAAATTGAGGGAGAAATGGGTGACGCTCACGTTGGTCTTCAGCCACGCCTTATGGGTCAAGCGTTGCGAAAGTTGACAGGAACCGTATCAAGAACGAATACATTAGTTATTTTCATTAACCAGTTGAGGGAATCAATTGGCAAAATGTACGGCCCTAGCGAGTACACACCTGGTGGCAAGGCTCTTCCCTACTACTCATCAGTACGACTTGATGTTCGACGCATTCAAACAATCAAGAAGGGTGAGGAAGCAACAGCAAACCGCACTCGTGTCAAGGTAGTGAAGAACAAAGTTGCTCCACCGCTTAAGCAAGCAGAGTTTGACCTTGAGTTCGGTGTTGGGGTTCCAAAGGCTAACGCCTTGTTGGACTGCGCCATTGACGCTGGAATTTTGCGACAGGCTGGCGCTTGGATTTACTACGAAGGTGAGCAGTTTGCCAACGGACGAATCAAGGCTAAAAACAAGTTGGAAGAACAGCCAGAGTTGTACGAATCAATCTACAATCAGGTAATTGCCACGCTCGGAAATGAAAAGTTGAATAAGGCTATTGACAATGACGAAGATTAATGCTAAACTAGATAATGAAAAGAAAATTGTTAAAGCCATTGAGAAGTGGTATCGTAAGAATCCTTACGGTCCAAGTTACAGAGATTTGTCCGAAATGACAGATATGTCACTCGGAACCGTTTTTACCGTTTGCCAAGAACTTCGTGAGAGCAAGGTTATTTGGTTCCAAGACGGTGTGGCAAGAACAATTAAGTTACTTTAGAAAGGGGTAATTATGAATAAGGTAAATGTAATCCCAGTGTGGGATATGACCGAAGAAGAATGGCTTAAGGCTCGTGAGGGCGGTGTCGGTGGCTCAGACGCCGGTACCGTTTGCGGTGTTAATAAGTACAAGTCTGCTTACGCTTTGTGGGCGGAGAAGTCAAACATTGTAGAGCGTGACTTTGTTGGCAACGAAGCAACCAAGTGGGGTCACCGCTTGGAGCGCATTGTTGCTGAAGCATACGCAGAGGACTACAACAAGGCTGTTGTTGAATGGCCTGTAATTCTTTGGTCAAAGGAAGACGGACGTGAATTCATGTTCGCTAACCTTGACTTCGTTATTGTTGAGCCCAGTGAGCAATTTCCTGCGGGAGTTGTAACTGACTGGCGTAGCGTTGAAGAACCAAGTGGTGTTCTTGGCATTCTTGAAGTAAAGACTGCTGGCATTGCCAGTCCTGGAAACCCAGCGTCTTGGGCGGGTGACAAAATTCCTGAGAGTTACATGCTTCAGGGATACCACTACGGAGTTGTCACCGGATGGAATTCTATTACTTTTGCGGCATTGGTTGGCGGTTCCGGACTTCAGGTTCGTGAGATGACATGGGACGAAAACATTGCCGAGAACATGGTAATTGCAGAGCAACAGTTCTGGGACTGCGTTCAGTTTGGCGTAGCACCTGAGACTGATGGTTCAGAAGCAACTGAATCAGCGCAACAGAAGCGTTATCCCCGCCACGAAGAAGGAAAGGGCGTCGAGGGTGGCGCAGAACTGGGTCAACTGTGGGAAGCCTTTTCCCAAGCGAAGCAGGAAGCGGACGAAGCGGACACTAAGCGCAAGGCTTTGCGTGCTCAGATTCTTGAGATTGTTGGCAACGCTGAATTTGCAACCGTTGACGGCAAGGCAATTCTTTCTTACAAGGCCAGTAAGGACGTAGAATCCCTTGACACAGACCGCTTGAAGAAGGAAGCACCTGAAATCTTTGAGCAATTCAAGAAGGTTCGCCCAGGTTCACGAACTTTGCGAGCGGTCAAGTAATGATTGAAAATTTATCAATTTCATTTTGGCCAGGCGACATTGTTGAACATTTGCCATCAAGGGCTGTTTTTCGTATTGACGCAATTACCATTTACGAAAATGGCGATTACAGGTATTACACTTCAGATTCAAGGGTCTACAGTTCCAGTAATCTTCGTTTGATTCAAACTAGAAAAGAAAATAGTGAACTTGACAAGTAGCGGTAGTTGTGCTATACTTGTATTAGTCTCAAATAAGACGCTAACGAAAGGAAGTAAAAATGAAGAGCAGTGAAATCAATGAGTTGGTTACCGCACTTGTTGCAGCGCAGAGTGAGTTTTCTGCAATCCCCAAGACTTCGGATAACCCGTTTTTTAAGTCTAAGTACGCCGCATTGCCAGACGTTGTGGCAGTAGCCAATCCAATCATTACTAAGAACGGTCTTTCCGTCAGTCAGTTTATTGGTATTGACCACGAGGGTCGTGACATTCTCACGACGTATCTCATGCACACATCAGGTCAGTTCATTTCTCAGGACATGCTTCTGCACCTTGTACCTGACAAGAACAATGTAATTACGCCTCAGGGTCAGGGGTCAGCCGTAACCTATGCTCGTCGCTATTCTTACATGTCAGTTCTTGGCTTGGTTGCAGACGAAGACGACGATGGCAACACCGCGTCTCAGTCTCACCCAAAGGCAACACAGTCCTCAGCACCAGCACAGAACAACAATCTTGGCAACTCAGTTGCAAAGGCGGCTGGTAAGCCATCAACCAACATGGCTACCGAGAAGATGTGCAAGATGATTTGGGCAATTGCTCACACATCTCTTGGTTGGGACGACGCAACTATGTACGACACGCTTGACCATTTGACAGGTCACAAGGTTGACAAGTTGGAGAGCCTGACTTTCGAGGAAGCCAAGACCGTTATTACACACCTACAATCGCTACAAAACAATTAGGAGATACAAATGAATTCAACAGTTACCGTTAGCGGGAACCTAACCCGTGACCCAGAATTGAAGTTCGGAGACAGTGGCTTGGCCCGTGTTCGATTTGGACTTGCTTCAACTCGCCGTGTCAAGGAAAAGGAAACCACAAGTTTCTACGACGTAATTGCTTTTGGTAAGACTGCCGAGAACATTCACGCATCACTTTCAAAGGGCTCAGGAGTTCTTGTAAGTGGTCGCATTGAAGTCAAAGAGTTTGAGCGCAAGGACGGAACAAAAGGCACTGCGGTTGAAATCGTTGCAGAAGACGTAGGGGCACTCTTGCGTTTTGCTAGCGTCAACGTTCAGAAGAACGAGCGTGGTGCAAACTCAGCACCTGCTGGCAAAGACCCATGGGATGAAGACGACTTCTAATGTCTGACCGTACTAACTACTCAGTTCCGCTTAGTTACCAGCGTATTGAAGAAACAATGCGTCACGCCATCAATCAGATGGAAGACCTCACTTCTTCATTCGCTGTAACTGCGGACGAGTTTGGTAATGCAGAAGCAGCCTATGAGGTTGCCTTCGCTAAAAGCAGGTTGTCGGCCCGCTATGAAGGCAGTCACAATGGAATAAAAATAACGGCTGACATGGCAGCGGACATTGCTGCAACAGAAACCGAACCTCAGCGTTTGGCGATGGAAGCGGCTAAGGCAAAAAATGATGCTACACGCCAAGCACTCATGTCGGTTCGTAGCCGAATTGAAGCCCTGAGAAGCCTTATGGCTTCCTACCGAGAAGCAGGGGGATGATGAATGTCATACGAAGATGAAATCCAGACGTATGTAACCGAGTTAGAATCAATTATTCGAGAACTTCAAGCAGAAATTGAAGAGCAGGAATATGAGATTAACCAGTTGCACCGTTTAGTTGCGATTCTTGACACTCAGCAACAGCACATCGACTTCTAGTGAAACGTAAAAAACCACTTGCATCTCGCAAGTCGTTGCAGAGTAAAACACCGTTAAAACAAAAGACCGGTTTAAAAGCAGGCAAGGGGCTGAAAGCGACAAAATCGCTTCAGCCCCGTTCTGCTAAGATGAAAGAAATATATAAATCCCGTTCTAGTTTTGTCAAAGAATTTCTTGAATTGCATCCAGTTTGTCAAGCACGCTGGGACAATAACTGCTATATTAAGGCAGTTGATGTTCACGAAATATTGCCTCGTAGCGCAGGTGGAAAAATAGTAGACACCAACTGGGACAATTTTATGGCAGTGTGTAGGTATTGCCATACAATGATTACGGACAATCCCAAGGAAGCACAACAACGAGGACTCAGGAAATGGTCATGGGAAAAGTAGCGACAGAAAAACACTACGTTGAGTACGTTTTTCAAAATGGAAAGTACGACGCTGTTTGCTCGTGCTATTGGCGGTCTTCTTCTGAAGTCCGTGGAACAATCTTAAGTGAAATCCACATGCACATGATTAAAGAAACTTCTGGGCTCAATGATTAGTTATACCGAGTATGAAATCTTAGAGTTCATTCGAGTTCTTGAAGAATCAAGGCCTAGTTTTTATTGGCTTGCTCTGTGTCGTAATTCAGATACAAGCGAGTTTTTCCCTGGAAGAGGCCAGTCCTCAAAGATTAAAAAGGCAATTGAAGTGTGCACTTACTGCCCAGTTCAATATGAATGCCACGAATACGCAATTGAAAACAAGATAGAACACGGAGTTTGGGGTGGTTCTACCCCAGAGCAAAGGGCACGATGGATACAGGACGATACTTTGGTATACGACGCATGGATGGAAATAAGTCCAGAACTAGAATAAAGAAATTTTTGCTTCTTCTGCTCGTTGTTTTTTTAATTTTCTAGCCATTGCCTCGTATTCAGGTTCATACCTGCAAGTCATGTGAACTGAATCAAACTCAAGAAAAGGCTCTTGACCCTGGGGGCAAAGGTCACCGCAAATTATGCACGGTGTCCATTTGTATTTGCGCTCCCTGTTTCGACGCAAGTTAATCTGCCTTGCAACCTCAACATTGGTTGGCTCTTTAATTCTTTTGGCCATTAAGGATGGCCCTCGTAAGAACCAAGGACAGCAAAGTCGGACCAACCACGGGGGTCGTGCTCACCAACAAGGAACGTAAGTGTTCCTGGTGTGCTCCACTTGCCAGATGAATCAGAGTACCACTTAGAACCACCGTCTTGGCTTGGGCATTGCAAACGCCAGAAAGGGCCGTAGTCATCAACACGAACGTGGTGACGGTGCGCTGTAATCCATAGTCTTGGCATTACACCTTCTTCGTATTGAAGACGCTGACCTTGACCACGAAGATATTCAAATTCTTTTGAATCGCTAGTGATTTTGTGGCCGTGTGTAAATGCAATAGGAACGCCGGACAATTCCATAGTTTGCACAAACTCGTCGTGTGCGATTACCCATTCTGAAGGGCCGTCTGTGCGTCCAGTGAAAACACGCTTAAGGGTGTCACCAAGGTAACCACCAACGTTGTCTGAGTCAGTCGTAATTGGCTTACTGCCACCATTGCGAGTCCACTCACCGTGGTTGCACAAAACGGAAGCAAAGGCGTCAGGATTGATAGCCATTATTCCGGCAATCCATAAATCAAGAACAAGATTAAGTTGTTCACGTTGAGTAAGTTGAACGGAAAACGTCTGGGAACTGTAGTTCCCGGAGCATCCTTCCGTGGGGTCACCCATATTAATGACAACAACACGCTCGATGTTTCGACCCATTTTGCGCAATTCTTCAATTCGCTCAAGGGTTAGTTCAAAACTTTCTTGGATTCGTTCAACTGTTTCTGCAACGCCACCACCAGCAGACTTTCCAATTTGCCAGTCAGACCAACAAACAACAAACGTTGATGGCTTCATAACCATTACGTTCTTTGGGAACGTTGGTTTCTTTGAGGGGCGCCACTTGTCAATCTTTGCCTGTAAAGCCTTGATGTCTAGGGGCTTTGCTTCGGAAACACGACGAGCAAACTGGGCTTTGTAGGAATAAAGCCAAACAATGTCACGGTTGCCATCTTCAGTGCGCTTTGATTGTTGCCACTTGCTCATACGAACAGTGTCATTGACAACGTAGAAAACTTCTGGGTCAAGGCCAAAGCCCTTAAGGACCTCCGTCCAATCACCTGAAAGGTCTAGGGGTTTACGAAGGGTTCCCGTTGAGAACTCACCGCCATCTGGACCAACTTCTACAAACGGCTTAGGGTCAGATGCTTTTGTTTCTGGCTCTGGGCGTTCAAATTCACTAATGTCAATTTTCTTTTTAGACATGGGGTTCCTCGTCCCTAGTTATTTTTGCAGCAACAAGCGCCACGGCGATGCACTGAAAGTGAGGTTCTCTTAATTGAGAATCCCCAATTTTTCAATACCTTTTCAATGTCTGAAGTCATAATCAAACTGTTTGGTTGCTTCATTGCGTATTCAAATTTCTCTCGTTGTTCTTCCGACAATTCAAGAGAACCCACTACACATTTCTTAACTCGTACAAATTCTGACAAATCTGGCTTTACCATACCGACACCTTTCTGATAGCCTTTCGTTATAGAAAGGTTATATCAGCGTTACCGAAATGTCAAGCATTAACCCAAAGCAAATGGTGCTGGGTTGACAACCAATTGACCCATTTCACGAATTTTTGTTTTAGTTGTGTCGTGGTTAATTGAAGAACTAGGTTCGCAAGCAATACTGTAAACCCAAACTCCAGTTGGATAGGCACTGGTGTCAAATGTTGCTTGGTAAAGACCAAGGCCAGTGCGAACAATGGTGCCAGTTGGGTCACCAGTTCCGTAGGTGTAAGTAAAGGTGTATGTCTGGCTGGAGTCGCCATCAACTTGAAATCCAAAAAGAACAACGTCTGGGTCAACAATTGTGGTTCCATCAACTGCCGTAATTGGATTAGTGGTGGTAATAGTTACTGCTGTTCCCTGTGTGTAGGTATTGGTTGTAACTGTTGCTGTCATTATTGCTCCTGTGGTATTAGTTCTTCTAGTTCAATTGTGTCGGCAAAATCATAAAGGGTCATGTACGCTGAAGTGTCTCCCGCAAAAAGCGTTGCCTTCAAAACAACAGGCACAAAACAAGCGGAGTTGTCTTCTATCTTTGTGGTACCCGAAACGTCGCCAATTGATACAGTCCCCGGCTGGGGAAATGACTGACGATACGTTGGACTTACATACCATGGTTGCGGTAAGTTGAAATACCCCGTATTGAATCCGCTGGTCATTAGTAAGCACCCATAATTTGCATGGTTTGAATGTCGTTGTCCTGCATGGCTCCTGAACCGTTAGTGGCAACAACCGTACCGTTGAGGGTGATTGTTCCTGTAAACGTTGGAGAAGCAGCAGGGGCAAGCGTTGTGCTGGATGGAATGGTTGTGCCATTAACACTTGTAACGTTTGGCAATGAAGTTGTCGAAGAGGTTATAAGTGTTGCGCTTGACGGAATCGTTGTGCCGTTAACGGAAGTTACGTTAGGCAAAGATGTTGTTGAAGTGGTAACAAGCGTTGCGCTTGACGGAATTGTTGTTCCGTTGACAGAAGTAACGCTTGGCAACGATGTTGTGGTGCTTGTAATTAACGTTGCGGACGAAGGGATTGAAGTCCCGTTAATTGACGTTGCGGTTGCAACTCCAAGAACTGGTGTAACCAGCGTGGGGGAAGTAGAAAGAACGTTTGCACCGCTACCAGTTGAAGTTGTTACTCCAGTACCACCATGCAAAATACTAAGAGTTCCAGTCGTGACATTTCCTACTCCAACTACGGTCGGGGATGAAGCGGTTCCGCCAAGGTCGCCCGAAAGTTGGATGATTCCTTCTACGCTCGATGTTGCGGCGGTAGGAATCTGACCAAATGCGGCGGCATCAGTAGATGCAGTTCCATTGGCAAGACCAGTAATCTTTTGACTATTCATAGCAAGAGTGCCATAAATTGTCGTGTTACCGGCTGCGCTAATGGTCATCGCATCAGTTGCGCCGTTATTAACAACAAAGTGAATCGGCTTTGAACTGTATGTACCAATTGCAAGGTCTGTGGTTGCTGATGCAACGTAAACGTTGCCTGGGGAGTTAAAAGCACCAGAGCCTTGGAAGCCTGAAGAGTTAATACCAATTTCACCATAGTTGGAGTTGTTGGTTCCCTGGTCATTAGAAATGTTGAAGTTTGCGCTGGACTGGTATCCACTGCTAAGGTTTTGAATAATTACCTGAGTGTAGTTATTCACATTCTCCGCAATTGACTCCATAATGTTTACGTCGGAGTAGCCCAACGCTGAACCAATTTGAGAAGGGCCAGCATTTGTCGAAACCGTACTTGAAGGTACGTTGGTTACGCCAATGCTTGGAACAGATAGAGCACCAGTCATTGTTCCGCCAGAAGTTTGTAGCGCACCGGCTACGGTCGTGTTGGCAGAAATAATTGACTCAACGTTTGTTGTTGCAACAAGCGTAGGGTTAGGGTAGGAGCCTGTAAGGTCACCGCCAGCAGAACCCGTGGAAGGGCCCGTTGCGCCTTGGTAGCCCTGGTATCCTTGGTAACCTTGCGAACCTTGCGAGCCCGTGTTTCCCTGGTAACCTTGCGGACCTTGTGCGCCAGTTGCACCGGTGGAGCCTTGTGAGCCCTGTGAACCCTGTGAACCAGTGGAACCCTGAACGCCCTGAGGGCCTGTGTTTCCTTGGTAGCCCTGAACTCCTTGATTCCCCTGGTAGCCCTGAACTCCTTGCGTACCCTGGAAACCCTGAGAACCTTGAGCACCCTGTACGCCAACTGCTCCGTCAAGGTTTACAGTCCATGCAGAGTAAGTTCCCGAACCAACAACGTCACCAGGGGTTGTTCCAACTGTAAAGTTGAAAGCACCAGTGATGGAGTCATATGTGTTAACAGTTGCTACAACGTAGTTAGAACTATCGTAGGCAATTACAGCACCTTGTCCCGGAGTCCATGAAAGACCCGTTGCAATAGTTATGGTTGCAGTTCCAGTTCCTAGCGTGTAAGAAGTTGTACTTGTGCTTGCGTAGTGGTCGCTGTACCCCTGGAAACCCTGATTTCCCTGGTACCCCTGGTACCCTTGCGTTCCTTGATTGCCCTGATAACCCTGCGGTCCCTGGGCGCCGGTTGTTCCTTGGTATCCCTGGGAACCAGTAGCACCCTGGACGCCCTGAGAACCAGTAGCGCCCGTGGAGCCTTGTGGTCCGGTTGCGCCCTGAGAACCCGTTGCGCCCTGAGCGCCGGTTGAACCTTGCGCACCGGTACCACCTTGGTACCCTTGATATCCTTGCGAGCCCTGAGAGCCTTGTGCACCTGTAGAACCCTGAGAACCAGTTGAACCCTGGTACCCCTGTGGACCTTGCGCACCTTGGTAACCTTGGTTTCCCTGGGCACCAGTATTACCTTGTGCACCAGTAGCGCCTTGTGCGCCAGTGGAACCCTGTGCTCCAGTTGAACCCTGAGCACCAGTCGAACCTTGGAATCCTTGAGTACCTTGATTACCTTGGAATCCTTGTGGGCCAGAATCACCTTGATACCCTTGCGCTCCCATCGTCCCCTGTGCACCAGTAGCACCAGTGGACCCTTGGGCACCAGTAGAGCCCTGATAGCCCTGATAACCTTGTGTTCCCTGAGCACCAGTTGCACCGGTTGCGCCTTGCGTACCTTGGTATCCCTGAGTTCCCTGAGCGCCTGCCGAGCCTTGAGCACCAGTAGAACCTTGGTAGCCCTGAACGCCTTGGAAACCCTGGCTTCCTTGCGCTCCGGTGGAGCCCTGTGCTCCAGTCACACCCTGGTAGCCTTGGCTACCTTGTGCGCCGGTTGAGCCCTGATTGCCTTGGTATCCTTGAAATCCCTGGTTGCCTTGAGAACCCTGGGCTCCAGTGGCTCCTGTAGAACCTTGTGCTCCAGTCGAGCCTTGAACCCCCTGATAACCTTGATTTCCCTGAGTGCCCTGAGAGCCAGTGGCACCTTGAGCGCCGGTAAAGCCTTGTGCTCCTTGATTTCCCTGTGAACCTTGCGAACCTTGAAAACCTTGTGCGCCTTGAACGCCCTGGTAGGTGATTTGCTGTGCCGTTACAATTACGCCAGGAGTTTGGGGTGTTGTTGGGGTAGTGCCTGCCGCAAGCGTGTCAATTTGGACACTTGTTGAAGAAGCAGTCCACATAAGTTGCAGATAATCGCCTGCACTCAAAGTCAAAACATAGTTGATAGCAGCAATCATTGCACCGGTACCACCGTGTGAGGTACCTGGAAGTCCATATTCAGAATTGGTATCTACAACATCTGTGCCGTTCTTGCGAAGCCATACGTCAACCGTGTCACCATTGCTGTCGCTGCTGTAGAACTGAATTGAATATTGTAAATTGTAAGTACCAGCGTAAGCAAAAGTAATTTGATTACCGCTAACAATTGTAACTCCGTTACTTTCGGCAACAGTGTTTATGTTTACTGGGTAGGCGGTTGTTGTGCTGCTAATCGTTTGAATAGTTGTGTCGTACGCTGAAATGTAGTGGGCAATAACGCCGCCAGCGCCAGGAACACCTTGAGGACCTTGAGGGCCCTGACCTGAAACCTGCGTCCAGTTAATGTTGTCGGTGCCAATAACAATTGAACCGTCCGAGTAAGAACCTGATGAAATCATTTCATAGGTCTTACCCACATTTGTCGTACCGGCGATTACGAGTGTGTAGTCACCAGCAGAAACTTCGCTTTTAACGCTGTCGTTGTAGTCTGACGCACGAGTAAGAACCCATTTGGTCGAACCCGAACCTGTCGCTGTTACGGTGTAGATACCGTTGTACTTAGCATTCGTGTTTGATGCAACAAGTACGCGTTGATTAGCGGTAAGGGTTACACCGTCAATTACAAGAGCGCCGTTTGCGGTTGCGGTAAGGGTTGCACCAATGCCATACCCACCGTTTGCGTCAATGGTACCGGCGGTGTAAGTGGAAGAGTTTGTTGTGCCAAAAGTATCTGCAACCTGAACTGATGCGTGAGCATTCAAAGCAGATGGAGCACCCTGAGCACCTTGAAAACCTTGATTGCCTTGGTTGCCTTGACTGCCCTGAACGCCTTGGTAACCTTGATTTCCTTGACTTCCCTGTACTCCCTGTACACCTTGAGTGCCTTGGTAACCTTGGTTTCCCTGTGAACCCGTGGCGCCCTGAGCGCCTGTTGAGCCCTGTGCTCCCTGGTAACCTTGATTACCTTGAAAACCCTGGTTGCCTTGCGTACCTTGTGTACCTTGTGCACCAGTCGAGCCTTGCGCACCTTGTGAACCAGTAGTACCTTGGTAACCTTGTGCTCCTTGTGCGCCCGTAGCGCCTTGAGTACCTGTCTGGCCTTGGTAGCCCTGGTTTCCTTGATAGCCCTGGAATCCCTGTGCACCAGTCACACCTATTGAACCTTGAGCACCAGTGCTTCCTTGAGCACCTTGGTATCCCTGGTATCCCTGGTAACCTTGCGAACCAGTTGCTCCGGTCGAACCCTGGGCGCCCTGAGCACCCGTGGAGCCTTGCGCTCCGGTAGAACCCTGAGAACCAGTGCTTCCCTGAGCGCCTTGATTTCCCTGCGCACCTTGCGTACCTTGGTAGCCTTGAGTTCCTTGAGCGCCAGTGTTTCCAGTTGCGCCTTGAACGCCCTGATAGCCCTGCGCACCCTGCGCACCAGTTGAACCTTGGAAACCTTGATTTCCTTGATAACCCTGAGCACCTGTGGAGCCAGTTGCACCCTGTGAGCCTTGTGAACCTGTTTGTCCCTGGTTACCTTGAGTTCCCTGGTTTCCCTGAGTGCCTTGATAACCTTGAACACCCTGGGCTCCGGTCGAGCCTTGGTAGCCTTGTGCCCCCTGTTGGCCTGTTGAACCCTGAGCGCCCTGAGCACCAGTAGAACCGGTTGAACCTTGAGAGCCCTGCGAACCCATTGGGCCTTGTGCGCCTGTTGCGCCTTGTGAGCCCGTTGCACCGGTTGAACCCTGCGCTCCAGTTTGTCCTTGGTAGCCTTGCGTGCCCTGATTACCCTGGAACCCCTGGTTGCCTTGAGTGCCTTGACTACCCTGAGCGCCTTGGAACCCTTGGTTACCTTGGCTACCCTGGAATCCTTGCGTACCCTGAACACCGGTTGCACCGTCAAGGTTGACACTCCAAGAAGAATATGTGCCAGAACCCATAATGGTATTAACGGCAACGACCATAGCGCCAGTACCGGCGTTGTAGGAAGTAACCAAACCATTCATGTAATTTGACGTGTTGTATGCGATTACAACGCTTTGACCAGCGGTGTAGGCAAGGCCGGTTCCAATCGTAAGCGATTGAGATGTGGCGGAAATAGTTAATGATGTAGTCGAAGAAGTGTGGTAAATGTCACCAGTGACGCCCTGAACACCTTGGTTACCTTGGTAACCTTGGGTTCCTTGTGCACCTGTAGAACCCTGGTATCCCTGGGCGCCTTGAACGCCCTGAGTTCCTTGAGTTCCCTGAGAACCTTGAGCACCCGTTGAGCCCTGAGCACCGGTAGCACCGGTCGAGCCTTGTGCTCCGGTAAAACCCTGAAAGCCTTGATTACCCTGTGTGCCCTGGAAACCTTGAGGACCTTGAGCACCAGTGTCACCCTTGGTACCGGTGGTACCAGTTACACCTTGAGTACCTTGGTTACCTTGAAAACCCTGATGTCCTTGTGTACCCTGAAAACCTTGACTACCTTGAACGCCTTGAGAGCCTTGATAGCCCTGAGGTCCCTGTACGCCGGTTGCGCCTTGCACACCCTGGGCTCCAGTTGCTCCGGTCGAACCCTGTGGTCCAGTTGAGCCTTGTAATCCCTGAGGACCCTGAAAACCCTGAGGCCCTTGGTTCCCCTCTGCGTAACTTAATGCTTCGTTTGCAATTTCAATTGCTTCAACTACGCCTCGGTTAAATTGAAGGCTTTCAACGGCAGATGCGCCGTGGTAAACGTCAGGAGTTTTTACCTGAGTTGTTTGGTGGTAGTGGGTCTGAATAATTGTTGAGTCATATCCACGACCGTTATTTCCTTCACCGTCGTACCATACTGTAATAAAAGAATTCTCTATATCAACCGCAGAACAAAGGATGCGCTCTTCATTTGAGGCTCCAGGGTTCAGGGTAATGACAAAAGGCCCAGAGGTGCCAAGCGGCGTAGTTGACGCTTGACCCAATGGGCTGACCTCGTACCAACCAGAGGCGGACGAAATTGGAATTGTCTGAAGAGACGTGTAGTAATCCGGCACGTCTGTAGTGATATAGGCCGGTGGTACTGAGCCACCGTATGAGCGTATGGTAGTTTCGTTAGGAAATGCCATTGTTTAACCTATTCTTTGGTTTCTGTTACGGGGCTGATTAACCCTCGTACGTACTTCTCCGCTTCAAAATCCGAAGCACTTGCTGTGTGGATTCCACCAGCGCCTCTGTGGTGCGCTTCGCAAAGCCACATAAGATTGTCGGCACTTTCAACCCAAGCACCAATTGTGTCTGGGTTTGATACGCCTGGGTAATCTGCCTCAAGCCATTTAAGGTCAACGCCATTTTGCAAAGAAAATTCAATGTGAGCGTGGTGAAGTTCAAGAGGCTTGTCTAGAGAACATTCGCTAAAGTCATTGCGATGCAAACCAATAGCGCACTTAGCAGTGCCCTTCGTACGGCGTCTGTATGCATTAAAGTCCCTGTAGTGCGGGTCTGATTCACGAGGTTCGTGGTCAGGGTAGTGAACAACGTAATGATGTGTGACCGTCTGGTCATGTGCCGGTGTCCCGGCCATGTTAGAAAGAGCCTTCGGTCAGTACGTTGACAGAACTAATGGTTGCACTGTTGGTTGTAGTTACCTTGATGTACCAACTAGATGGAACACGAACGGTAATAACGTGGTTGTTTACTGCGTTTCCAGCCGATGATGGAATAATAAAGTTTGCGCAAGCACTTGTCGCTCCAATGGCAACTGCTACAGTTCCGCTTGCAGCCCCACCAATGAAGATGTAGTAGGTTGCGTAGCAAGGAGCCAAGTTTTGGATTGCGGTGCCAGAAGTCATTGATACGCCACTGGTGAATGATGGGGCAAAGCCACCAACTTGGGTGTTCGCCGTTCCATTAAAGTGCTGAATTGAACCGGTTGTGGTGTCAACAAATACTGGGTATGGTGAGACTGGGTGCCAAGTGGCGTTGTTGAAAGTTTCGTTTGATGAAGTCATAAATAGTCCTTATTGAATTTGGGTTCCGACTCGTCCAATAACTTCCCAAAATTGTCCGGGAGTAATTTGGAATGGGTCAACTGGGCAGTTCCATCCGCCATGCTCCCAGCAACGTGCTACGAGCGCGGAACAAATAAGAGTTCCTTCACGACGAATGTCAAAAATCATAAAATCTGGAAGCATTAGATTCAGTCCAATGCTAAAAATGGTCAAAACTCCGTAGTCTTCTCCGACCTTGCCCATTGCGTAATCAACTGCACGCTGACGGTCAAGTTCATTTGGCATTGGAGTCCACCAAAGTTCGCCGTTTGGGGCAACGTCTTCTAGTTTTACGAGTTCTCCGTGGCGAGCCATCTGGACAACCCAAATTTGACCATTAGGGTCAACCTTTACAACAATTGCCATGTGGTTCTTTGCGTGTCCTTGCCACCAACGTGTGGCTTGAGCAGCGCGAATCATGGTGCCGTAAAAGTTATTGGTTTTGGCGAAGATTGCATCGCCTGGTTTGATGTTGGGATTAACTATCAAGGTTTTTCAAGTCCTGTTGCAGTGTAAGAATGTCAATGTTCCAAACCGGACCGTGGTCTGTTTCAACAAAGATTTCTGGGATAACTACCCATGCCTCTGAGCCGTAACGCTTCCACCAGTCCCATGTCATTGCGGTAGTTGCACCCCAAGTAACGATTTCAATACCGAAACTGTTGCAACCCGTAGCAATAACGCAGTGTCCGCCAGTTGGTTCTTCGTCTTTAAATGTTGTGTGCCAGTTTTCGCCGCGTTCGAATTGTGTTTCTGCATCTGGTGGCAATTCGACGCCAAGGTAAACGGTTCCAAACAAGTAAATAGCAGCAGCCATTTCGTTCTTGTTTTTAATGTTTACCGGGGCGTAGGCTGAAATCTTGTTGTTAAACAATCCTTCAGTCATCCAGGTCTTCAAAACATCTGCCTCTACAAGGCCTCCATCAGCGCCACCGGTCAACTTAAAGTATTCTTCCTTGACCGCTTCGTCGCCGGGGTATTGGAATAACTCACCAATTTCCGCATACTGAAGTTGAAGCATGTGAATGATTCCGGCAATAGTGCAGTCACCGTATGTGTCATTCAATGCCATTGGGTAGTTTGCTACCTTGTTTGAATAGTCAAATGACCTTGGAATGTTAGGAAGGTTTCCCTTAACATATGTCTCCAAGGTACCCATGGCCAGTTTCTTTGCGGGGCCTTTTCCGCGTAGTCCAGAAATGCGTTCAGTCATTAGTCTTCCTCTTTAATGTTTTTGTGTGACCACTTAACTGCATGTTCGGTGGTGAACTTTCCTACAATTCCAATGGGCAAAATACCTAGCCAGCCACGCCAGCCGAGATGAATAAGTTGAACGCCGGAAAACGAAGCAAGGACAATGTTTACAATGTCACTCAATCCGTCCATGTCACCAGCCAACTTGTGTCGGCCATTCGCAATGGCGTCAGTGAGAACAGTGTTAAGAATGTCTCGTGCAACCATGGCAATACAGCCGATTCCAGAGTAAAGAAGTACGTCTAACCAAATTTTCACTTAATAAGCCTCTCAAGCATTTGTCGGTGTTCCTCCAGCATTTGCTTTGTTGATTCACTGACTTCCAAGTGATACTTTGCTAGTTCTGCCGAAATGCGGTCAGCACGCTTTGCGGCAATAAGTAAGATTGCTCCTTGGAGTCCTGCCAACGTAGAAAGGGCCAGGTTAAGCAAAATAAATGGGTAAGGGTCAAATGCCTTGTGTGAGCCAACAATACCGTTGTAGCCCATCCATAAAGACATCATTACTACAAATGCAAAAACAAAGGGCCAACTTCCCATACCGTGACGCATTGCATCAGCGGCTCGCTCCCCTAATGTCCTGTCCTCACCCGAACGTACATGCGGGTGGAACTCCCAGTGACTTTGCCGTTTAGGCATTTCAATCATCAATTCCTTCGTGGTATCCAAAGTGCCTTTCAAGCGCCTTGTCTAGTTTTTGAATGTATCGTTCCAGTTGTTCTTGTTGTTCCTCAATTTTGCGGAAGCCCTTTTCAGTGCTTTCCTCTAGACGCTTAAGAGCGTCTTTCATACTGCTACCCCCGTTATGTTGGGTTTCGTGGTGGATTTGTTCAACTTCTCTGGCAAGTTTTTCAATGAAGTCTTTATCTATTTCACTGTTAACTTCTTTTTTAACTACTTTGGCAAGGGCTTTACGGTGTTGATTCCAAATGAAACCACCAACCGCAATAACACCACCGCCAAACCAAATCCAGTTGTCTGCGTAGTTAGTCCAAAAACTTGAACTGTTAATAAATGAGGCGAACATACTATGCAGCCGGAGGTGTGTGCGCAGTTCCTACTACGGTCTTGTTGACTCTGAGGAAGGTTTGTGGTTCACGTCCGTCTACCGCATAGTGGTGAGGATTGGCGCTAGGAGTGTTAACCCAAACGTATGATGGGTCGCCCTGCTCGCCGTGAGAAACGGTAAGAATGTCCTTGCCGTTAACTTCTACGATTGTTGCTACGTGCCAACCTGTTCCGGGGCCATAAACAACATGGTCTCCAGGGACAACTTCTTCAATGGTAATTCCTTGAGCGTTTTTTACAAACAATGCAAGGTGCTCTTCATGGCCAAGAAGTGTGCCGGTGTACCCCTCGTGGTCAAACTTAAGACCATTAGGGTCTGCAAATCCAGCCAACCAGCAAAACAAAGTAGCCGAGCCGGAGCAGTCAGTTGTAACGGGGAACTTAATTGGCCATTGACCAATGTTATTCATGCGGTCGTTGGACTCGCTATAAATCCAGTGAAGGGGATTGGCAATTCGATTAGCAACTGCCCAATGAGCCCATGCAACGTTGCCGGGAACGGGCGTGGTAACGGGTGTGGTCATGTTTTTCCTTTGTTCAGGTACAGCAAAAGACCCCCCGCATAGCGAGGGGCCCTGCTTAGGTTGTAAGTAGGTAAGTTTTAGTTAGATGCAGGTGGCGTTGGAACTGGAGCGTTTACAAAGTGCTCGTCAATCCATGCGTCAGCAAAGGCCTGAGCGGTTTCCTGGTCTGGCCAGGCGTTGCCCTGAAGGTCGTGTGGCTGGTGCCAGAATGGTGCGTTGTCAGGATTAGGCGTAGCAGCGTTCCAAGCGTTGATGGCAAAAGGTGCAGTAACGTCAACGGAATAAGTAATCTGGTCGCCGTTTGATGCGGATACCGTCTTTGCGCCTGGTGCTGGTTCTGAAGGATAAGTAATTGACATGTTTTTTCTCCTTATTTGAGTTCTTTTAAAGAAGTATACCACAAATTTGCGTTTTGGCAAGGATTTAGTGGATTGTTGTTGGTCCTTCGTAAATACCAAAGGAAATGGGAAGTGATGAATTTGTTGTTGACAAATAACTTTTATTTACAGTATTGGTCAAAGCCACAAATTGATTGTTTCCGTAACCAATACTTCCTGCTGGCACTCCAGTGAATGCGGTCCAGGTAGTTCCATTGGTCGAATATGCGCCCGAACCGCTTGGAAGAACCGCTACAAAATATCCATTTGCAAATATAAAACCGAAATAACCCGTGTCACCTAAATATGATACGGGCAAAGGCAAGGTTTGAGATGTCCAAGTTCCGTTTGGGCTCGAAGCGTAATAACCGGTGTTGTTGGAATAGTTAATTGCAACAAAAAGACCGTTCCCATATTGAATCATGTAGGGAAGAGTAGAAGAAGATATAACTTGATAGGCGGTCCAACTTGTTCCGTTAGTTGAGTAAGCAATATACCCGTTGCCTCCGGAACCTGCAACCAGATATGTTCCACTCCAACAAACCCCATAATCCCACCCACCGCTAGTAGGCATTGTTCCGGCTGTCCAACCAGAAGGCGTTGTTGAGTAATAGTAACTGGAAGAAGCCGAAGAGGTCATTGCAATGTATTTTGACAATGATGAAACATAAATTATACTTTGACTCGCTGCGACGGTTCCTGTTCCAACTGCATTGGTAAGACTTAAAAGCGTCCAAGAAGAAAGGGTGTTGGTGTAGGCAACATATCCCCCGCCCATTGCAACAAAATAACCGTTGCCGTAACCTAAAGAAGACCATGTTGCCGTACTTGGCATTGTTCCTGCAATCCAAGTTTTTCCATCTGTTGAATAATTAAAAAGCGTATTTCCAGATGCTTGAACAGCGACCCAATAGCCGGTTCCGCTTATTGTTCCATAGTTTACGCCAGCCCA